GTTGGATCGTCTTGAAGGCAAGCTGGACGCCTACATGAAGGAGCAGAGAAGTGCCCTCAGTTAGCGGTAAGCAGCACAGGTTCATGGCGGCGGTGGCGTCAAACCCCAAGTTCGCCAAGAAGGCAGGCGTTCCCCAATCCGTTGGGGCTGAGTTCTTGAAGGCGGACAAGGGCCGCAAGTTCAAAGAAGGTGGCGAGATGAAAGAGTCCAAGGCGATGGTGAAGAAGGAGATCGGCTTCATGAAAAAGGCCGGTGCTCCTAAGTCAATGATCAAACATGAGGAGTCCGAAATGAAGGGCATGAAGATGAAGAAGATGGCTTCTGGCGGTATCACCAAGGCCAAGATGGGCGCTGTTCCTACCGCTGCTCCTAGCCGCGACGGTCTGGCCACCAAAGGCAAGACCAAGGGCACGATGGTCAAGATGGCCGCATCGAAGCCTCTGGGCATGAAGCGCGGCGGAAAGACCTGCTGACATGAAGCGCCGCTACAACGATGGCGGTGGTGTCTTTCGCGAAGGCATGGAGGTTCCTGCCAATACGGAAGACATGAAGTCTGCTCCGAAGCCGCTTACTCCAGCGCAGCGTCTTGGAAAGATGAACATCGACAGAACGGGCAAGCTGACTCCGGCAGAGCGTCGGAAGTTGGAGCGCGACATGAAGATGGCGTCTGATCCGATTCCCAAGGCCAAGGGCGGTACGGCTTCGTCTCGTGCAGACGGCTGCGCAATGCGCGGCAAGACCCGTGGAAAGATGGTGTAGCCATGATGCCGAGCCGGGGGATGGGGGCAATCGCCCCTTCCAAGATGCCCAAGAAGAAGGTCATCCGCCGCAAGGATGACCCGAACGACGTTGACATGTACGCCGAAGGCGGGACCACCAAGTCCAAGGTCAACGAAGCAGGCAACTACACCAAGCCCGGTATGCGCAAGTCGCTCTTTGAGAAGATCAAGGGGCAGGCTACGCAGGGCACGGCGGCAGGTCAGTGGAGCGCCCGCAAGGCGCAGCTTCTGGCCAAGCAGTACAAGGCCAAGGGTGGCGGGTACCGTGACTAAGAAGCCTCAGCAGTCTCTGAAGGACTGGACTGACCAGAAGTGGAGAACCAAAAGTGGTAAACCGTCTAGTAAAACTGGTGAGCGATACCTTCCAGAAGCTGCGATCAAAGCTCTTTCCCCCCAAGAGTACGCCGCCTCAACCCGAGCAAAGCGAGCAGGCAAAGCCTCCGGCAAGCAGTTCGTAGCCCAACCCAAGGCCATCGCTAAGAAGACCGCGAGATTCAGATGACAACTTCAGGCGTAGCTGCGTTTGACCTCGACCTCAATGAGATCGTCGAGGAAGCCTTCGAGCGTGCCGGTGGCGAGATGCGCACCGGCTATGACTTGCGCACGGCCCGTCGCAGCCTGAACTTGCTTTTCGCCGATTGGGGCAACCGGGGCGTGAACATGTGGACGTTCGAGCAGAACGTCATCACCCTGGCCACTGGTCAGCCGACCTACGCACTGCCGGACGACACGGTGGATTTGCTCGACCACGTCATTCGCACCAACGCCAACGTCCCCAACAACCAAGCCGACCTGACCATCACCCGGATCAGCGTCAGCACCTACGCCACCATTCCCAACAAACTGATCACAGGCCGACCCATTCAGGTCTGGATTCAGAAGCTGTCGGGCCAGGACTCTGTGCTTGCCGGGACGCTGCAGGCCACCATACTGGCCGACACCACGTCGATCCCAATTACCTCTTTGGCTGGCGTTCCGAACGCAGGCTTCATCAAGATCGACAACGAACTGATTGCGTTCAACGAGGTGCAGCCCGCTAGTGGCGGCAATCCGGCATTGCTGCTGAACTGCGCCCGTGGCCAAGCCGGTACGACCGCTGCAGGCCACTCGTCTGGCGCAGCGATCATCCTGTCGCAGAAGAACAGCATCACGGTGTGGCCAACGCCCAATCCGGGCACAACCTACCAGTTTGTGTACTGGCGGCTGCGCCGCCTGCAGGACGCCGGTGGTGGCGTCAAGACGATGGACGTGCCGTTCCGCTTTCTGCCCTGCCTCGTAGCCGGTCTGGCGTACTACATCGCGCTGAAGGTGCCTGATGGGTTGAGCCGATTGCAAGTTCTTAAAGAACAGTACGACGAGGCGTGGATGATCGCCGCAGGCGAGGATCAAGAGAAGGCGGCGGTGCGGTTCGTGCCCCGGCAGATGTACATCGGGAGCGGCACCTAAATGGGCAACCGGTTTGCGTCAGGCAAGAATGCGATTGCGCAGTGTGACCGCTGCGACTTTCGGTTCAAGCTCACGCAACTGCGCAAGGAAGTTGTTAAGACCAAGACCTACAACCTCTTGGTCTGCCCGGTCTGCTGGGACCCCGACCAACCGCAGTTGCAGTTGGGCATGTACCCGGTTGATGACCCGCAAGGCTTGCGCAACCCGCGTCCTGATCTGAGTTACGTGCAGTCAGGAAATACGGGGCTGCAGATTGTGGACACGACGGCAACCACGCAGGATGCGGTGGGTTTCCCGAGTGAAGGCAGTCGGGACTTTCAGTGGGGCTGGAACCCGGTTGGTGGTTCTCGTGGCCCCGATGCTGGGCTGACGCCCAATAACCTTGTATTAACCATCCAAATTGGTACAGTTGCCGTTGTGACGGCATAGGAGCGAAAAATGGCAGGCGTTAAAGAAATGCTGAAGAAGCACATGGCCAAGGGCAAGGGTGCACACCCTGATGCCAACGTCAAGAAGATGCGTGCTGGTGGCAAGACCAACAGCGACATGCTCAAGATGGGTCGCGGTCTGGCCAAGGTGGCCAACCAAATGAACCCTGGCCGCAAGCAGAAAGGTGTCTGACATGGCAACCTACAAGACTCCCAAGCCGGTGGCCACACCGGTTGTTGGCGCTGACGACATCAAGAAGGCGCTGCGCATGGACGTGTCCGTGGCCAACATGCACTCCAACGAGTACAAGCCGACCAAGACCTCGGGTATCAAAATCCGTGGTACTGGCTGCGCCACCAAGGGCACGATGGCCAGGGGACCGATGGCGTGAACTACACGCAACTCAGCAACGCCATCCAGGCGTATACCGAAAACCCGAGCAGCGATTTCGTTGCTCAGATACCCGTTTTCGTTCAACAAGCTGAGCAGCGCATTTACAACACGGTTCAGTTCCCGTCGCTTCGCAAGAACATGACGGGTGTGGTCAGCACGAACAATAAATATCTTTCCGCCCCTGACGACTTTTTGTCTGTTTATTCTTTGGCCGTTATTACGGATGTGACGGGCGGGAACTTGAACACGGGCACGTACGAGTACCTGCTGAACAAGGATGTGAACTTTATCCGGCAGGCATACCCGACACCGCAAGATACTGGTGTACCGCGCTACTACGCGCTGTTCGGCCCTACGGTGAGTGGCAGCACCATCACCAACGAACTGAGCTTTATCCTCGGCCCCACGCCCGACGCCAACTACAACGTCGAGCTTCACTATTACTACTACCCGCAGTCCATCGTGACGGCGGGTACGTCTTGGTTGGGTGATAACTTTGACACGGTGCTGCTGTACGGCTCGCTCGTGGAAGCCTACACCTACATGAAGGGTGAGCAGGACATGATGGCCATGTACAACCAGAAGTACATGGAGGCGTTGGCACTGGCCAAGCGTCTGGGCGATGGCCTGGAGCGCAGCGATGCGTACCGCAGTGGCCAGTCGCGTCTGGCTCCGCTGCCGCAGAATAACGGGGTCAAGTAATGCCCATCGAGCAAGGCGCGACCAATCAGTTCAAGGTGGGCTTGGCCTCTGGCCAGTTCAACTTCAGCACTGACACGTTCAAGATGGCGCTCTACACAGGTGGAGCGACCATCGGCCCGACAACGTCTGCGTACACAACGGCAAGCGAAGTTCCTGCTGGTGGCGGTTACACCACGGGTGGTGAGATTGTCACGGTGTCTGTGGCACCTACCACCGGCCCGAACCCCAACAACACGATTGCCTATCTGTCTTTCAACAATGTGACGTGGAACCCGGCAGCATTTACCTGCCGGGGTGCACTGATCTACAAGGCGGACGGAGTGACCAACCCGACCGTCTGTGTTTTGGACTTCGGCGGAGACAAGACTGCCGTAACGTCTTTCCAAGTGCAGTTCCCAACTGCCGACAGCACCAACGCAATCATAAGGATCACTTAACAGTGGCAAAAATCTTGATCGCTACCCCGATGTACGGGGGCATGTGCACCGGAGAGTACACACGTTCGATGATCAACGTGGCTCCCGTGCTCAATGCTGCCAAGATTGAGCACTCTGTGGCGTTCGTTTACAACGACAGCCTGATCACAAGCGCCCGCAACAAACTGTCTACGCTGTTTATGCGGACCGACTGCACCCACCTGCTGTTTGTGGATGCGGATATTGCGTTCGATGCCAACGACATCGTGAGCATGGTGGTGGCTAACAAGGACGTGATCGCCGGGGTCTACCCCAAGAAGCGCATGAACTGGGCGCGGGTTGAGGCCGCAGTCAAAGCTGGTGTCCCGGCCAATGAGCTGGAGCATCACGCGGGCGATCTGGTGATCCGCTTGACCGACGACGAGATGGAGCGGGAAGTCAAGGTGACTGACCCCGTGGAAGTCTGGGGTGCCGGTACCGGGTTCATGTTGATCAAGCGTGAGGTCTTCACGGCGCTATACGACAAGATTGACCACTACGAAGACGAAGACGGCACGCCACTGCACGAGTACTTCTTCTTGAAGAAGGACGAGAAAATCAACAAGCAACTCACGGAAGACTACGCCTTCTGTGCACTGTGCCGTGAGAACGGGATCAAGATTTACGCCGCTCCGTGGGTTCGTCTGAGCCATACGGGAACCTACACCTTCACGGGGTCTGTCATCCCGGTCGGGCATTAAGGAGAAACGATGGGAATGATTTTCACCACCAAGGGTGATATGGACGAAAGCCTCCTTGAGAAAAAGACAGGCTTCGTGGACAATGACAACGAATACACGGTTTGGGTCGAATACTGGCACGAGGGTGAACTCGTCCACCGTTCGGTTCATGTGCAACTGAAGAAATCTCCGAATTTCGCTGGTGCCGAAACGGCATCTTTTGGTTAATGAAAGGGGCCTGAAATGCCAAATACCCAGTCGATGTGCACCTCGTTCATGAGCGAAGTGCTGACCGCCACTCACAACTTTGGTACCGCCCCTACGCGCGGCACCAGCACTGCCGACACGTTTAAGGCTGCGCTGTATCTGGCTTCGGCCACGGTCAACGCAAGCACCACTGCGTACTCTGCTACAAACGAAGCCTCTGGCGCCAACTACACCGCAGGCGGTGTGAACGTCACCAACGCTACGGCACCTCTGTCTACCAACTCTTCGGCTACTGCTGGTGTTGCGTACTGGACGCCCTCTGCCTCGATCACGTACACCAACGTGACCCTGAGCACGGCGTTTGACTGCGTGCTGATCTACAACAACACCCAGTCGAACCGCGCTGTCAGCGTCCATACCTTCGGTTCGCAGACCGTGACGGCGGGCACGTTCACCTTGACGATGCCTTCCAACACGACCACTGCTGCACTGCTGCGTCTGGCGACGACTTAATCCGGCTCTGTAAAGGAGTCGGAAGGTGCCTACCGGATGGGGTAGCGGCACCTGGAGCAGTGGTACTTGGGGCGGACTTGGTGAAACCCTAACAGGTACCGCTGCATCTGGTGCCGTCGGTACTGTCGGCGTCAACGTAACAGTTGCGCTGACAGGCGTATCTGCGTCTGGTGCTGTAGGCAACCAGGGGGACGCACCGTCCGTTCCTGTTACTGGAGTTCCCGCATCCGGTGCGGTTGGCTCCACTACAACGTCTAGAACCGTTGCGCTCACGGGCGTAGCGGCATCGGGCGCTGTAGGTAACGAAACACCGTCCACCACTGTCGCTATAAGTGGTGTTTCCGCCTCTGGCTCTGTCGGGTCAGTTGTTGCCTCGTCGTCAGTAGCCCTGTCTGGTGTATCCGCTGCCGGGGCTGTAGGTAACGAAACACCGTCCACCACTGTCGCTATAAGTGGTGTTTCCGCATCTGGGGCGGTTGGTAATCAAGGCGATGCGCCCTCTGTACCGGTTACTGGAACACCGGCGTCTGGCGCAGTTGGCTCTGCTACTACGTCGCGCACGGTTGTGCTGACGGGCGTATCTGCGTCTGGTGCGGTTGGTAATCAGGGCGATGCGCCTTCCGTGGCGCTGACCGGGGTTTCCGCCAGAGGCAACGTCGGTTCTGTCACCACTTCCCGCACGGTTGCGCTTACTGGAGTTTCCGCCAGAGGCAACGTCGGAACGGTTGGCTTCACCTACGGCTCAAACATCACGGGGGTGTCTGCCTCTGGGGCTGTTGGCTCTGTAACGACTTCTCGGACAGTTGCGCTGACTGGTGTATCCGCTTCCGGCAACGTCGGGACGGTGCAGTACTCCAGGGCAATTACCGGTGTCTCGGCTACAGGTTTTGTCGGCTCGGTAACGGCGTCTGGTTCAAAAGCCCTGACAGGTGTCTCGGCCACGGGTTCTGTCGGTTCTGTAACCACCTCGCGCACGGTTGCCCTGACCGGGGTTTTCGCTACAGGCTCTGTCGGGGTTGTTTCGTTCAGCCCCGCCCTGACTGGCGTCAGCGCCTCGGGTAGCGTTGGCTCAGTAACGACTTCTCGCACTGTTGCTCTGACGGGCGTGGCGGCTTCTGGTTCTGTTGGGGATGTGGTTGAGACGGTCAACCCGACCGGTGCTGGCGTTCAGGCCAACGGCTTTACAGGTACCGCGACCCCAACATTCTCGGTTGCCCTCACGGGCGTAGCCGCTACGGGCGCAGTTGGTTCGGTCGGTTCTCAGCCGTCTCCTGCTCTGACGGGTGTTGAAGCCACCGGCGCTGTTGGGTCTGTTACAACCTCCCGTACCGTGGCGCTCACGGGCGTGGCAGCGACAGGCGCTGTTGGGGATGTTGTATTTGCCAAGGTCACACTGGTAACTGGCAATGAGGCTACAGGCGCGGTCGGTAGCGTAACGCAATCTGTATCCGTTGAACTCTCCGGTGTTGCTGCCCAAGGTAACACTGGCGATGAGGGCCGAGATGTCACGGTAGCCCTGACCGGAGTTTCTGCGTCGGGGGCGGTGGGGGATGTTGAGTTCACTAAGGTTGCCGCCCTTACCGGTGTCTCGGCCTCCGGGGCTGTTGGCAGCGTCAGCATGGGCGAGCGTCTAGTGGCAGTTACTGGTTGTCAGGCGATGGGGAATGTCGGAAACTTCGGGGTGTTCTACTGGAGCCTGATCGACGACGCGCAAAATGCAAATTGGCAAGGGGTAGACACAGCACAAACCTCTGGCTGGACTCTAGTAAACACGGAATAGGAGCATTAAATGCCCACCACTTATACCTCCCTTATCGGCTTGGCGCTCCCCGCAACGGGTGAGTTGTCAGGCACTTGGGGCACGACGGTCAATGACTTCATCACCCAGTACATTGATGCAGCAGTTGCTGGGGCGCAGACCATCAGCGGTTCTCAGACGGCTGTAACGCTGTCTGTTACCAACGGCACGTCGCTGTCTCAGGCGGGCTCAGGCTCTACTGGTTCCGCTCAGTACCGCATCATCAACTGCACAGGCAACCCCGCCAGTGCGTTGACGGTCACAGTACCAAGTTCTAGCCGGGCGTATCTGGTCCTGAACAACACCTCGACCAATCAGACAGTGACGGTCAAAGGTGCGGCGACAACTGGAGTCACGGTAGCGGCAGCACGGGCCGCGCTGATTGCTTGGAACGGCACTGACTTTGAGTTGGTTGCTACGGATGATGCTTCCAAGCTAAGCGGTATTTTAGCAGTTGCCAACGGCGGTACGGGACTGAGTTCTGGCACGTCGGGCGGTGTTCTTGCGTTCACGGCAAGTGGCACGATTGCCTCTTCTAGTGCTCTTGCAGCAAATGCTCTGGTTGTCGGTGGTGGCGCGGGTGCAGCACCCTCTACGATCACAACTGGCACTGGGGTCGTTACCGCGTTGGGTGTAAATACAGGCACTGCGGGCGCTTTCGTTGTTAACGGTGGCGCGTTGGGTACGCCTTCTTCGGGCACGCTCACAAACGCTACGGGCCTTCCGCTCTCTACGGGTGTTACCGGCACGCTGCCGATTGCCAACGGCGGTACGGGGCAGACCACGGCTTCGGCTGCGTTCAACGCGCTCTCGCCTATCACCTCTACTGGCGACTTGATCCTTGGCAACGGCGCAAACTCTGCCACCCGCTTGCCAATCGGCTCTAACGGTTTTGTGCTGACCTCAAACGGCACCACAGCAACCTGGGCGGCGTCTACGGGTGGTGTGACTTCGTTCTCTGCCGGTACTACGGGCTTTACGCCCAGCACGGGCACCACCGGTGCTGTCACTTTGGCAGGTACGCTCAGCGTCGCCAACGGCGGTACGGGCCAGACGACGTATACCAACGGTCAGTTATTGATTGGAAACACCACCGGCAATACACTAGCCAAGGCCACGCTGACCGCAGGAACCGGCATCAGCATTACCAACGGTGCGGGCTCCATCACCATCGCTTCTTCTGGCGGGGGTGGTACTGGCTCCAACATTTACCTTGCCACCAACTTCGGAGGATTCTGATTATGGCAGTCACCGCAACCCCAGTCTTTTGCCAGACGATGAACGTTGGCGCGTTAAACGCCATCGTCAGCACGGCAATGACCAACACTACGGCTTTTGACGGTACCCAGGCTGCGGGTACCGCGATGGCCCTTGTCTTCACGGCGGGCGCTGACGGCGCTCGAATCGACAACATCTTTTGTCGTCTAGCATCGACCAACGGCGCTACAGCGTCCGGCACGTCCAGCGCCACCCTAGTTCGTTTCTGGATCAACAACGGTTCAGCCAACACTACGGCAGGCAACAACATCCTTTTGGGCGAAGTGGCGATCCCCGCCACGACTGTGACGTCTCTTTCGTCTTCCGCCCAAACGGTGTACACCTTGTCGCTGCCAGCAGGCGGCTTGAACATCCCGGCCTCGTATCGCATCTACGGCGGCTTAACTGTGGCCGCAGGCGGTACCAACATCGCAATCGCGCTGTCCGCGTTCGGCGGCAACTACTAAGATGCCTCTTTCCCTCCAACCCGCAGCCTTCAACTACCAAGCAACTGGTAGAGAAGTTGATTTCCAGACGTTTACAGCGTCTGGGACTTGGTCTAAGCCACCAAACGCATCCGTCGTCCGAATTTGTGTTTGGGGTGGTGGCGGCGGTGGCGGTGGCGCGGCGCTCGGGTGTAACACTAACTCAAGAGGTGGAACGGGGGGAGGCGGCGGCGCCCGAGTCAGTGTCACTTATCCCGCTTCGGTATTACCCTGTGTAGTGCGTGTAACGGTTGGCGCGGGCGGAGCCGGGGGTGTTGGCACTTGCGCCAGTATAAACGGTAACCCAGGCGCTGCTGGAGGCACCTCGTCTTTTGGGTGTTATGCCCAAGCCTACGGCGGCGGTGGCGGGCTTGGTAGTCGCGGCAGCATATTTAGTTCTGGTGGTTCTGGTGGTGGATCAGGGGGCGTTGGCAGTGCCGGGGTCGCTTCGCCAACTGCGGGTGCCACCGCTCGTGCGGGTGGTCTGCCATCTCTTTTTAACGTCTACGGGTCTTCGGACAGTAACGTTTTGTTTATGCACAACATTGGCGGAGGCGGTGGAGGCTCATTAGCGACTAATGCTGGGGGATTTGCCGTTTGGGGTGGTGGTGGAGGGGGCAGTCATGGCTCCCTATCCTCCTGTGCTCTTGGCGGTGGAGGCTCATTATTAGGGGGCGGTGGAGGCGGCCCCGGTGGTGGTATTTATTCCGCCACCGCCGGGTTCGGCGGTTTAGGCGGGGCCTGCACATGGGCGGCGGGCACCACTAATGGAAACTCCCTTGCTGGGACCGCTGGCGCAGGGAGGAACGGTATAACGCTGCCCTCTGGTAGCGGCGGTGGCGGCGCTGGCGGAAACGCAACTATTACGATAGGCCAGAACGGCGGAAATGGTGGCCGTGGTGGCTTCCCCGGCGGTGGCGGTGGCGGCGGGGGCAATGCATATTGTAGTGCGATTGGTGGAAGTGCTGGCGCAGGCGGCAGTGGCGCAGTTATTGTGATTAGTTGGTAAAAAACTATGACGCGATCCAACCAACCATCAGCGTTTAATTACGCGGTAACAACCCCAAAAGCCAGGGTAGCTACATTCACATCGTCCGGGACTTGGGTAAAACCGCCCAATACTACGCTAATTCGCGTTTGTGTTTGGGGCGGCGGCGGTGGTGGCGGCACGGGCACATTTGCAGGTGCATGTTGTACGGGATGTTTTTTTGGTGCCCCTGGAGGCGGAGGAGGCGCTCGTGTTAGCAGAACCTTCTTTGCTTATGCGCTGCCCTGCCGCGTTTCCATAACTGTTGGCGCTGGTGGCGGCAGCGCGGGCACTGGGGGGAGCAGCACTTTTGGGTCTTTTGTTACTGCCTATGGTGGTAGTGCTGGTAATACTTGCGGGGGCGGTGCTGGCGGTGGTTCGGGGAGTGCTGGAAGTTCGTCGGGCTGTACTTCTCGTGGCGGCAATCCTTCTTCAATATGTAAGATTGGGTATTCTCAATTAGTCGGTATTGGTAGCACAAACGCAAATAATACCGGAGAGGGTGGTGGCGCTGCTTCGACTTCAACTTCGTTTACCACTTCTTTAGGTAACGCAGTTTGGGGCGGCGGCGGCGGTGGAAGACCGCGTTACATGGGGGGGTCTTCGCTCTTTGGCGCAGGCGGCGGTGGCGGCGGTGGCCGTCTTCTAAAAGATTATTGTTTTTCATGCCCTTGCAACCCCGTGTTAGTCAACACTTATTTTTCTGGCGGCGATGGCGGAAGTACAAATACTTACTGTAGTCTTTCTCGTACTAACGGCGGCACCTCCGGGAGTGTGGGCACCACTTCTGTAATGGGTAGCGGTGGGGGAGGTGGCGGCGGTACTTCTGGTAATGGTGGCAGGGGTGGTCTATTCGGTGGTGGCGGTGGTGGCGGTGGCGTGGGTATTGGTAGCACCCCATCTGGCGGTGCTGGCGGCGCTGGTGGCGTAGTTATTTATTCTTGGTAAGGAGTCAAAATGCCAAATTATGCGGTTGTAAACGCAGATAACGTGGTTGAAAACATCATCGTGTGGGATGAGGTTTCTGCTTGGGAACCGCCAGAAGGTCGTTTTATTGTCAAGTCAGAAGAAATCCCGTGCAGTATTGGCTGGCATCATAAAGACGGAGTGTTTACCGCACCTCCCGAGCCCGAGCCGCCCGCACCAGAGATTACGGAACCTACTACTTGATGTAGGGTGCTGATATGGCGCAATCAAACCAACCGTCAGCGTTTAATCTCCAGGTAAACGAACCAAATTCGTTTGCTCAGGTATTTACGTCCTCTGGAACATGGTTCAAGCCTCGTGGGGTTACTGTGGTCCAGGTTTGCCTGTGGAGTGGCGGGGGCGGGGGCGGAGGTGGTGCGTCTACTGTTTGCACTGTCGTAGGTGGCGGTGGTGGCGGCGGTGGTGGTGGTCGTAGAAGTATGGTGTTTCCCGCCGACAGTCTGCCGTGCCGTGTGTCAGTAACTGTCGGCGCCGGAGGAGGTTTTGGCGGCGGCGGCGCCTGTGGCAGTGCTGGTAGTTCCGGTAGCAGTGGGGGCAGTTCTACATTTGGCGGCTACGTCACTATAAACGGTGGTGGCGGTGGTGGTGGTGGACGTACTAGCAATGCTACATCGCCCGAAGGTGGAACTGGCGGCGGTCAGGCTCAAGGGAATTGGTTCGGTGGGACGGCTTCTGCCCAAGCAGTTGACAATACCGCCGAAGGTGGTGGCAGGGGTGGGGGGCTCAGTAGTGGCAATGGTGGCAGAGCAGAGTGGGGCGGTGGTGGTGGCGGCGGCGCTGTCGCATCTAACAACACTCTTACCGGCGGCAGTTCTATTTTTGGTGCGGGGGGCGGTGGAACGGGAGCCTCTTCTGGCCAGAATAATGCCGGGGCAGGTGGGCAGAGTTTTTCATACTCAACTGGCGGCGGCGCCACTAATGGTGCAAACGGTATTCAATATGCAAACCTGAGTGGTGGTGGCGGTGCAGGGGGTTTATCCTCGGCCGGAGGTAGGGGCGGTCTATATGGCGGTGGCGGTGGCGGCGGTAAAGCAACGTGCACTAACGGGTTTGCAGGTGGCGCTGGAGCACAGGGCGCCGTAATTGTTTACGCTTGGTAAAGGAATTTCATGTGTTCAGCAACTCAATCTGAAGAACAGAAGCAAGAGTTTGTTCAGGCAAGCATTTACTTCCCAACAATCATTTACCAGATCGAGAAACCCGATTTTCTTGAGCCGGTGAAGAAAGTTGCTGAAGAAGCCCTTGTGGAAGTTCGCAAAGATAAACCGCTGAACGAAATCTACCCCGTCTACATGACCGGCAATTTGTACGACAAGCCGGACATCATCCCGTTTCAGTACTACGTCGGTGGCACTGCGTTCAATCTTTTGACGGAGCAGGGTTATAAACTCGACGGGTTTGAAACCTTCTTCTCTGAGATGTGGTGCCAAGAGCATTACAAGCACTCTGCGATGGAGCAGCACGTTCATGGGGCAGGCTCGCAGATCGTGGGGTTCTACTTCCTCGATGCGCCAGAGGGGTGTTCCAAGGTCATGTTTCACGACCCTCGCCCGGCCAAGCCAATGACTTCCTGGGCAGAGCAGGACGCCGCGCAGGTGACCCCTGCAAGCAACATGGTCCACTTCACGCCCAAGCCCGGGATGCTGATGTTCACAAATTCTTGGTTGCCGCACAGTTTCTCGCGCCATGAGGCAGAAGAGCCGATCCGGTTCATTCACTTCAACATCGGCCTGCGCCCGCTAATCAATCCGGCCTTCAACCGCTGTATCGCTCCGGCTGCGGAGATCGTATGAACAAGTACAGCATCCGCTTCAACAAGAGTCGTGGTCAGCCCGGTCGGGGCACGATGGATCACGTCTGGCGGGTGTTTGAGAATGACAAAGAGTACCTGTTCAAGAACCTGGACATTACCGTGCCGGTCAAGAGCGAGAAGGATGCCAATGGCCAGGACTACAACATCTGCTGCCAAGGCTACATGACCATCGACAAGGCCACATCCACGGCAGTCATTACTGCTGAGATCAAGGTTCCTGTAGAGGCGTAAATGGAGCCCATTACCGGCATTCTTGCGGCAGTCTCAGCAGCGAATGCCGCGTTTGGGGCTGTTAAGAAACTCGTCGCCACGGGCCGCGAGATTCAGGATGTCGCCGGTCAGATCGGCAAGTGGTACGGGGCTTTTGGGGACTTCAACCGCCTAGCCAACGAGAAGGCCAACAAGAAGCCCTCTGTCTTCAAGCGTCTGCTGCATGAGGACAGCATTGAGAATGAAGCCTTGCAGATCACGATGCACAAGCAGGCACTGATCAAGCAGGAGTACGAACTGAAGATTCTGATCATCGCTCACTACGGTGAGAACGTGTACAACGAGATGATCATGGAGCGCATCCGGCTGAAGAAGGAGCGCGAGAAGAAGGAGCGTGAGCATCGCCTGCGGCAGCAGGAGTTCATGCTCAACGCCAAGTA